AAAATTCGAAAGACGCTTACGGCGCCAGGGGCAAAAGCAATGTTCTGTTTTTCGAACCGGAAAGTTTGCATCTGGTTACCGATACAACACACCCGCTTTACGACGAACGAGTACACCTACCGCTTAATGAAGCTGTGATCCTCAACATCATGGAGCTTGGAGTACTCGAACCGATTATCGTGTGGAAGGACCCAGAGACAGGGAAAACCTGCGTGGTGGCAGGTCGGCAGCGCGTAAAGAACGTTAAGGAAGCAAACGCCAGGAGAAAACGGGCAGGGCTGGAACCCTGGCCGGTACCAGGTATAGCTAAGCGCGGCTCAGCAATTCAAATGGCCAAATACATGGTCAGCGAAAACGAGATAACCCAACCAGATACCCCACTGGGCCGGGCCAAAAAAATGGTTCAGCAGATGGAATACGGTCATGACGAAAATGACATTGCCCTGCTTTTTGGCTGCAGCGTAAAAACGGTCCAGGCAACCGTGGCTCTATTGGATGCTACGCAGGCAGTCCAGGCGGCGGTTGAGGCTGGAACAGTCACTGTCACTCAAGCGCGTCAGATGGTCTATATGCCACCTGAAAAGCAACGGGAAACGGTCAAACAGTTAGAGGCAGCTGCAGAGGGTGTAACTGGCCACGAGAAAGCTCGCCGTCAGCGCGCTGTCCTCGGCGACACAAAGCCTCGTCTCAAATCCCGTAAGGAAATCACCCAGCAACTTCAAACCGCCAGCGGCGAATACGCAGCGGCTTTGCGGTGGGTGCTTGGTGATGAAAGCACACCAGTTTAAGCAACAACGGGGTCTCTATGCGTGATTACGGCAAGGTGCATACATCATTTTGGATAAGCGATGGAATGCGCCGGGTATCGGATGATGCCAGGTTGCTGGCGCTGTACCTGCTCACCGGGCAACACACGAATATGATTGGGTGTTTCCGGCTGCCTGATGGATACGTTTCGGAAGACTTAGCCTGGACTCCTGAAAGGGTTTCGAAAGGGTTTGATGAGCTGTCGGCTAACGGTTTCGCAACGCGTGATTCATCATCGAAATGGGTGCTAATTCGTAACTTTCTGACCTGGAATTCAGTTGAAAACCCAAACCAGGGAATTGCAGCCCTGCGTTTGTTTGATCAGGTCCCGGACACATCTACGGTTAAGCCAGAGCTGGCGCGGGTTTTAGCCTCGGCAATATCCCACATCGGTATCGCAAAACTAAAGGGTTCCGAAAGGGTTCTCGAACCGTTCCTTAACCAGGAACAGGATCAGGAGCAGGAACAGGATCAGGAAGAAGATAGTTCGGGGCATGGCTTCGCCACACCCCCAGACCATCAGACCCAGGACGAAGGCGATAAACCTGATCCCCAAAAAATATACCCGAATGATTTCGAGCAGGTCTGGTCGGTTTATCCCAGGCGGGCAGGGGGTAACAGCAAATCCGATGCCTTCAAAGCCTGGAATGCCCGAATCAGGGACGGAACCACTACGGCGGAAATCCTCGCAGGTGTGGAGCGTTACGCGGCTTTCGTTAAAGCCGAGGGAATCCTGAACACGCAGTACGTGAAACAGGCGAAAACGTTTTTTGGCACTGGTATGCATTTCAGCGAACCGTGGGCGATTCAGCAGGCGCCAGGAGCTCGAGATCCCAATCAGATTTCGGAACCTGACAAAACCATCCCAGCGGGATTCAGGGGGTAGCGATGAAAAACATGATTGGTACCGGGAAAGCACTGGAGCGACTGAAAAAGCTCATTCCCCCTGGCGTTCAGCCAAAATTCGGCAGCGTTGATGAATGGCGTGCGTGGCAAGCCGAAGAAGGCCGTAAGCGCTGTGAGGAACTGGAAAAACAAAACCAGCGTACCCGCGCTGAAAAAATCTTCGGTCGTGCGGGAATTCAGGATCTGCACCGGAGCTGCACGTTCGCAAATTACCAGGTGGCGGGCGAGGGTCAGCGCCGGGCGCTCACGATGGCAAAAAGTTACGCACAGAACTTCGGTTCAGGGTTCGCCAGTTTCGTATTCAGCGGGGCGCCGGGAACCGGGAAAAACCATCTGGCGGCCGCAATCGGAAATCACCTGCTGGCTGGTGGTCGCTCTGTGCTGGTGGTGACTATTCCTGACCTGATGCTACGTGTTCGCGAGTGCTATGACGACGGGCAGTCGGAAGCTTCGCTACTGGATGACCTTTGCCGGGTAGATTTGCTTATCCTGGACGAAGTAGGGATTCAGCGTGGCAGCAGCGGCGAAAAGGTCATTCTCAACCAGGTAATCGATCGTCGCCTATCGTCTATGCATCCGGTCGGCATCCTGACCAACCTGAATTATGAATCGCTGACAGAAACACTCGGGGCAAGGATCCTTGACCGACTCCAGATGGACGGCGGTATGTGGGTGAATTTTGAATGGGACAGCTATCGCAAAAACGTGCGCCATTTGCGCGTCGTTAAGTGAGGTATGAATGGCTAGAGCATTGTCAGCAGTTGAGCGCAGAGAGTACGTCCGCGCAGTGATTCGGATCACCAGACATCAGGGGCGCCTCACGACCGCCGAGGCAATGAAGAAACTGGGCCTGAGCCGCGCTACTGTCCAACGGTATTTTTCCGAAGCAGAAGCGACTGGCGAGGTTGTCCGGCATGGTCGTCTGGGGCTTTTCCGCGATCAGCGGGCCGTCATCGATTTTGACATGAAACGGTTAGGGATGGTGCCAAAGGCAACGTCAGGGATGAATTACAGCCTGCTTGGTTGTCCTGTATTCCAGCGTTTCCTCGATATTCAGGAAATGATTTTTACCTGTACGCCGGCATCGTCATCACGGGAGGCCTTATGACAATTGTGAAAACCCATACCGGCATCGTGATCACCAAAGACGGTCCGCAGGCAAAAAAACTGCACCAGACAGAGCGGATGTGGGTCGTTGGCAAAAACGAGTTTTACCACAAAGAAACAGGGCGCCGTCACTTTGCAGAAAATACGCGCCGCCGTTTGCTGCTCGACACCATCAAGCCTATCGAGGTGAAGCATGTTTAAACAGAACGAAAAGGCTATTTCACAGATTGCGAAATATATCCCGCGCGCCTGCCGGGGTATGCAGCTGCAGGAAGCGAAAGCGCGTCTGGAGAAAAAAATCGCGCTCTATACCGATGACGGCTGTGATGTTGCCGTTCTTGACGCGGCGTTTGCATCAGCTCTTAACAGTCATACGCGGGAGTCTTTTTTTCGTGCATCGCAGAGCAGCTGCATGAGGGGGCCAAATGACCGAGCAAACCATCCTCGACATGTGCTGTGGCTCCCGCATGTTCTGGTTCAACAAACGAGATACTCGTGCGGTATTCGCTGACATTCGAGCCGAAGAGCACAAGCTGTGCGACGGCCGCCGTCTGGTTATCAGTCCTGACCTCGTTGCTGACTTCCGTGCGCTGCCGTTCGCTGATGCCTCATTTCCGGTTGTTGTGTTTGACCCGCCACATCTTGAGCGCGTCGGCCAGACCGCGTGGATGGGCAAAAAGTACGGGCGCCTGAACAAAAAAACATGGCGTGCCGACATTCGCGCAGGATTCAAAGAGGCGTTTAGCGTACTGAGGCCACATGGTGTGCTCATATTCAAATGGAATGAAACCCAAATCCCCGTCAGCCAAATTCTAGCTATAACAGACGAGAAACCGGCGATCGGCCAGCGCACCGGGAAGAATGATAAAACCCACTGGATCATCTTCGTGAAGGGAGCGACAGCATGACTGATATCACCGAACTGGCGAGAGAGCGCCTGAAAGAGAAATATGATGCGTGGTTTGAGCGCGAATATAAGCACCTGGAATCATCGAAATATACCGATGCCGTTCCGCATCTCAAATACGGCTTCTGGACGGCATATCAGGCAGGCGGCGCTGAGTTGGTAGAGGCGCTGGAGAAGGCGCAGCAGCGGATTGATGAACTGGAGAACGATGAAGTTCCTCAGCGCTTGGCTAACGTAGAGCACCAACTCTACATGGCTGAACTGGCTAAGCATAACCTCAAAGCCAGCCGCAAAGCCCAGTTCCGCAAGCTAAAGTGTCCGAGAAGTGCATCGCCGAACTTGAAGCGCAAAACGAATATATCCGTAAACGCTATCTGCAGGTAGGGTTGCCCATCCATTCGTTTCACCCTTGCACGGGCCTGAGCGGTGGTGTGCGCATGGCTCTACGTGATAGTTCTGGATAGCAACGTTCCGAAAGGATGTTACGTTGGTTTATTATTACCTATTATACATGAACGAAAATAATTTCTTTCTTTTTCATCTGATTTTAGGAATGTATACTCATCAGCAGTATCCAATAGTTTAAAATACTTCCCATCAGAG